AACAAAACTTGTTGGATTTAACTGTTGTCCATCTACAAAATGTATTTGCGCCATGTATCCATCATAATTTCGTGGGGGGCTAAAACCAGAATTTCCAAAAAGATGAAGAATATTATAATTAAAGATAGTAGAATAATTTTGTGAAGGGTATGTGGCTGTAAAAAATGAAGTTATTTGAACACCATTAATATAAATTTTGACACGATCAGAACTAGTAGCTTGCGTAGTATCAATCGCTACGACAATATTATACCAAGAACCAACATCACGAAAAACTGCGTTGGTAGATATGTTGATACCGTTCACATCTGCTATTTTACTGACGATATTAATTCTCCCATCAGTATCAAATCTAATTATTCCATAATTTTGAGTTGTTACATAAGAGGCAAGAATTATTGGAAAATCATTGGGCAAATCACCACGCTTAAACCAACCGCTCAATGTCCACGTTTTTCTATCGCCACTACTGCCTAATGTTCTGGTTAATTTTGACGTGCTTGCATCATCAAAGCGTAAAGACTTATTTACCAAATATTCATAAAAATCTGACTTTCCAGAAAAGAATAAGTGAGATGCGCCAAATATTCCTGACATTACGCAAAAGCTTTCTGTGGTGTGCCAAGCAAAATTCTATTGGCGGCTATGACAACATAAGGGACTAAATCTGTTGCTCCTGCTGTAGTTGATAAATCTAAAGAAGTACCACCCCCTGCAATTTCATAATCACCTTGTATTGAAACTTGACGATTTCCAGAACCATCTTGAATAAATGCTATGAATCCTGATTGACCTACTTGCTCAGTGGATGGGTTTTGTAAATCAACATCTCCTGTTAGCGTCAGAACAAAATTTTGATTGGTTGCAAAATCTAATGTGACATTTCCTGTGTTGGTTGTATCCGTATCTGTGGTTGCCAGAGCAGTTCCTGAAACTGTGATTCCATTTGCTGTTGTAGCTATTTTAGCAGAATTATTATGAAATAAAGTGACAGCACCATCATCAACAAATGTTGCCATTGTTTCTGAAGTGCCTTTAATATCTAATTGACTTGAAATAATTGTCAGATTACCTGTGCCTGTATCTTCAATAAAACTTCCATTCGTTGCGTGATGATAAATGGATAAATCTGTGCTTGCTCCGAAAGTAAGACGATCATCAGAAGCACTTGCACTATCTCCAAAAACAATATTTTTTGTGTTGACATCTAAATTTCCACCAAGTTGTGGTGTTGTATCCGATGCAATATTGATGGTTGTTGGGCTTGCAGTATCTGCACTTTGGTCAAACGTGAACAAACTTATAAAAGCATCATTATCTGCGTTTCTAATTTTGAGAATATTATTGCCTGTATCATACCAATATTGATAAGCAAATGTTGTTGATGGTGCTGTTCCATTAGAATTATTACTTGAAACTGCTGAAAGAGCATTGTTCAAATCACTTCTGAAATTTGGAAATGATTGGTTTGCAATTACATAATCATGTGTTGCCATTAGTGTCTCCTTATGCCGCTACTTCTCCAAACCCTTTTGCAACATAATCAAAGGTTCGATTTACTCCTGTGTTACTACTATTAAAAAACTGTATAGTAAATCCTGTTGCTGATTTACTAGTTATAGCATAATAATCACCGCTTGATAAGTTTTGTGCTGTTATTCCTATTCCTGATAAAGTTTTATATGCAGGTGAAAAGGTTATTGTCTTTGTACCTGTTCCACTTGATAAATCAGATTCAGCTATAACTCTGTCAGGCATATCTATTGTAACTTTCAATGTCCCTACTTTTGGGGATGCTGTGGTGGATGTAGTTGTAAGTATCGCCTTGAACTTAAATGCTCTTGCTTTGTAATCTCCTGCAAAAAACTTGCGAAATGCGGTATAAGTTGGTGAACCACTAGGATCACCTTCTGTTGTTGCTATTTGTATTTCAACATTTGTATCATCAAATGCTTGAACATCACCATCAAAATTTCCTATTGCATCATCAAATAAACCTGTTGCAGAATCAAACAAATCTGCATATTCAACACGAGTCACAGAAATATCTGTTGAAACTCTACTTGTGTAAACAGCACCTAAATCAACGAAATTATCAAATTCATAAGTTCCTGTAAGATGCACTGCATCTGCTCCACCATCAAACAAACCTGTAGCATCATCAAAATTTCCTGTTGCCGCATCAAATAGTCCTTGGGTTGAAAGAACTAATCCATCTTCTACTGCCGCCACATTTGTTTTTGCACCTGTAAAATCAGGATTCTGTGTTGACGTTGCCACTGCGTTTAAACCTTTTATGCTTTCAATCAATGCAACTTGGCTTGAAGCGTTCAAAGAATTATTGCCTAATTTATCTATAGATTTGATAAAATATGTTCCAGTGATTGCAGGGACTACAACGGTGTTTGCAGGGCGTGAAACCTTTTCTGCTAGTGTTACACTATTTGAGTAAGTAGCACCGCTTGTCGAGCTTGAATGACGTATTACATAGTGGCTTAAATCTAGATCAGAAACAGGTGTCCATGCGAGATGTGCTTCTGTGCCTATAATATTAACTGAAAAGTTTGTAACATCTGATGGCAACGCTGTTTTTCCAACCACTTGATGTTGTACTGTAGTGAATGCAGATGTAACGCCTATAGATGATACTACCCTTGCTCTAATGTCATAAGTTGCTGAATCTTCAACATCTACCAATTCAAATTTGTTTGAGGCAGATGTTCCTATTGCTATGAAATTTGAATCTGTTGCTTTTTTGGCTTCTACCTCAAACTGGTCAGCATAAACACTTGCAGATGTTGGTTGTGCCACTAGAACAGATAGAGCCTTTTCATTGAAAACCTGTAGCTCATCAGAAACACTCAAGCTAGGTGCTTCTATTGTGAATGGATCAGGCAATGTTGTGTTATCTTGTTGAAAACTTGCTTCATCAACGGACTCTGTCCAATCATAAACAGAGCTTGCTGTTTCTCTTGCTACGATATTCACTCCAACATCACTTGCGCTTGCTTGAAACCCCCACTCAACAACCTCAAATATTTTGTTTGTCATTCCTAGTTTTGTATTGGTAAATTGAAACGTATCGCCAATAGCAAGTTTGAACCCTTTAAGATTTGCGCCAAACTGTAATAATATTTGTTGCCTATTTTGAAATAATTGTATCTTGGCTAATCTTTGGGCCATTGATGATGATGTGGTAAATGGTAAGTCATAATCAATAAAAATCTGTTCTCCATCTTCGATTTGAAATGTGGTTGATGTCACAGCAGGGTAATCAGCAGGAATGAAATTTGTTGATGTGGGTGCAAATATACCTTTTATTGCATTGAAATTATCTCTCTTACTTTTACGTGTGGTCACAGAAAGATTTCCAATTATATCACCTTCTGAGATAGTTATTGATGGGCTGACATATTTAGCGGCTTTTAAACTGAATTTTCCGTTGGAATAATATATCAAACCACCACAGCTTGTAATCATTTTAGTAAGGTTGCTTCTAGCTGATTGGGAACTCTCTACTGTACCATTAAAAGTGTATTTACTTTCACTGCCCCCATCTTTGAGATTAACTGTTTCATCACATATATTTGCGGCTGTGGTAAAATCAGTATCATTTATTTCTGAAGATGATGCACCCAAACCAAAACGAGAATTTAAAATATAATCACGAATACACAATGCAGGATTAGTTGAATATGCTGTTGTGGTGTTTCTTGGATCATAAACTTTTTTCCCCTGCACTTTAAAGGAAAGATTCGGCAAACCACTCGCAAATGCATTTCTATCAAATTGAAGCCTAGCATAAACATAGGCTATTCCTTGTAATCTATGTTGATCTGACCAAACTGCTGACTCTGAAACGAGGTTAGTATCTGCCGCTTGGTTATCTGAACCTAGATGTATGTAGATTCTAACTTTATTAGCAAACTTGCTTGGGGATGTGCAATTCCCATTTGAATCAATGGTGATTTCTTCATCACCGACAAATATGCCTGTGGTATTACTTCCACTTGCTGTTCCTATGGCTTGCACTTCATGACTTGCAACACAAATCACAAGATGTAGAAATTTATCATTTTGCGTGGATTCTGCGTGTGCTAAAACACCAGAAACCCTTGCTTCTCCA